GAAAAGTAATACCTTTTATCCAATCATAAACCTCTAACCAATTTTTCAATTCTTCATCTATTATAAATCTAACACGTAATTCATTATATTGCACTTTATCGCCCGCAATAGGAATGTCTCTAAGGGGAGTTGTAAGAATGGCCTGTCCTGCTGATAACCCAGGTAAATTTGCAGATTGACAGAAAAAATTTACGTTTGGAATTTTTTCAATCGTAAATTTAAATCCCGTGGGTATAAAATAATTTAAATTTTTTGGTTGGTTGCTAGATTTCGCCATAGCTCATCTTTCGATATGTTTGGTATATTTTCTAATGTTTGATCTTGATCAATAACTCTTTTTATTTTAATATCATCATATATATTTAGTAAGTATTCAAAACCATCTATAAATTCTTTTGTCATAGTAGTATTAGATGCTCCTTCTGAAGGATATCCATTAGTTCCATCATACATATTATCTCTATCACCGAATATGTCAAATCCTATTAGATATATTTCTTCTTTTGGATAAAGATTGTGTGCTAATCTAGTTGCTTGTATTCCAGCACTTAATCCCCATCCATCATCTTTCCAAGGTGTTTTTCTTATTAAACTTCCTTCTTTAGCCCATGAAATATAAGTGTGATCACCCCAACCATTATAATAAAATTCATATCCTGTCGGTTCGTTTTCATAAATTTTAGAATCGGAAGGAATATCAATAGTGTCTCTAATCATTCCTGGAAGAGAATTTATATTGCTCAAATAAACAATATTCTTTAAACTATAATCAGTATCTAGTATTTCATGAGTGACATGAGGATCAATAGTTAAAAGATAATCTGGTGCAAAATCACGATAAAGAGCATTACAACCAAATGTCCATGCCTTTGTCTTAATATTTTCTAGATCCATATGTTGTCTAGATTTTCCATTTCCTATTATAACTACTGCCACGTTATTTCTTCCATAAATTGCTCTGTTGTTATATTATCAATATTTTCAATTTTTGTATCATCATCTATAACTCTTGTTAATCTTATTTTTGGACAAAAATGATCCTTCAACAAATAAAACAATCCAATTCTTTCATCTTCCGCCATATGAAATTCTTCATTGGATGTTATTCCCTCCTTAAACATTGTTGGATAATTAGGAGAACCCTCATAAATATTTTTTCTATCACCGAATAAGTCAAAACCTATCATATATATTTGATCTTCTGGATGAAAATGATATGCCAATCTAATGCTCTCCCATCCAGAATTTACCGGATATATCTTCTCGAAAGGCACTAAAGAAACTTTATGTCCTTTGGGTGTTTTTTTCAGTATATCCTGTATATTACCATATCCATATTCAGTTGTATAAACTTTATTTTCTTTAGAATATCCAGACTCAATTATTTCTTCAAGCATCATTGGATCACATGTAAGGAGTATGTCTGGAGTAAAATCACGATAAAGACCATTACTTCCATATATTGTACCGTATTTCTTCAAAAATTGCAAGTCTATTTTTTGTCTTGACTCGCCATTACCTATACAAAAAATCATGCTTTTTTATAAATTTCACGTTCTATGTTTTTAATACCATGTGTATACGAATATACAACATGAACTTCAATATTTTCTTTTATTGTTTCAGCTATTTTATTTCTCCACCAATCTTTCGGTTTTAATGTACAATGAGCATTTTCACCGTTTGGTAAAATTTGACTGGCTGGATACATTGCTATATTTAAATAAGTACATTTATTTGATAATGTAAAAATTTCTTTTAAAGTGTAATTTATTTCTTTTTCTGGAACATGTTCTAAAACATCTGTACAAATAACACAATCAAAATTGCCAGATGGCAAAAGACCCCATTTTGGTATTGCAGGATCATAAAGCCCCATCTTATCAAGTCCCCATGATAAATGAATCCTATCTTCTATGTAATGTTTTGCATTTCCACATCCATAATCCAATGCGGTTTTTGATTTTGTAGTTTTTATTAATTTTTTGATATTGTCTAAATGAAGCGTAAGGGAATTGCCAGGATAAGGAGGAAGTTGTTTATATAAATCAATTTTAGAATGCATAATGTCTCCAAAAACAAAAAAGGAGAAGGTTTAACCCTTCTCCTTTATGTATAATCTAAATTTTCAGAGAAAATTACATTAAGTTATTTACTCTTACAATTCTGTAATACTCGTTGCCTGCGGCACCAGCATTATCTGCACTAATATCTGCACTACCTGAGCTTGTGCTATCTGAAGCTCCAGTTGCAAATGGATTTCTTACAAGACCATAACGAGTCTTAAATCCAATTTTTGGCTGGAAAGTGCTTGTATCAACTGCACGTACCATTTGTAACGGAACGTATGGGCAGTAGAACATACCAGCATCATATGAAGATGATCCTTTATATCCAACTACAAAATAGTTAGCATCATTTGTTACTGCATATGGATCAACATAAACACGATAACGCCCGTTAAGTACACCAACAAAAGTATTTCCTGCATCATCAGGATTAAGATTGTTGCTGTCAAGAGCAGGAGCGTAATCAAGAACTCCAGCCATTTGAAGTGCGGAAGCAACATCTGAAGAGGTCATAAGGATATTACCTTTTCCTCTACGTGTCTTCTTCGCAATCTCATTGGCTTCTCTCTCTATCTGGAACATGAGACCTTTAAACTTCTCTACGGACCAGCGACCATTTGAATCTGTGTCAAGATCAAAAATACCTGCAGTTGTGGTGTTATTTTGGGCACCGACTTTGGCTTCTCTGTAAATCTTACGAATAACTTCACGGTTAATTTCTGCAAGAATCTCAGCGGAAAGAATATTGCTGAGTTCTGTTTCTGCATCAAGACCATGAACTGCTTTAAGATCCTGAGCAACTTCCATTGTGTAATCCGCTCTTAAGGCTCTTGTTTTCGCAGTAACAGTAACCTTCTCAATCGAGAAAGCCATGTTATTAGGCGTCATTGACTCACCTGCGGCAGTTGATAATCCTCCACTTACTAAAGTTTGAGAAGCATTAGCCGTACCATCAGAATGAATATGAAGTCCCGGAACATTGCTGTCTTGGGCTATGCCAGAATTAGCAGAATAATTTGTGTCCGCTTCATTATAAAGTGCTTCTGGTGACTGATTCATTGTGACATATCTTGCTCTCATAGCAAAGATAAGACCAGTAGGACCAGTCATTGGTTGCACACCACAAACATCGTATGCAATCAAATTAGGCATTGCTCTCCGAACAAGAGAAATCATAATAGGGTCATATTTTGCAACACCCCCCTGATCAGGGAATGAGCCTGAAGCCTGGCCGGCCTCTGTCAAGAAATTTTGTGAAGAAAGGACTTGATTGTCTTCCTGCATGGACTTTTCTTGATTCTCCAAAAGAACAGTTGTTACTGCCTTTCTATATGGGTCTGAAATTGTTCCCAATTCTGGATGATCAAGAATAGGAGCCCACTTTTTTTGTAATTGCTCTGATAAATACATGTGTAAATCTCCTTAATTGTTATTTAATAATAGTTCTAGAAATAGCTGATGCATATTTTTTGATATTTTCAGGCGCTTGTGCCATTGCATCGTCTGAAGAATTTTCTTCATTGAATTCCATATCATCTTGTGTATCTTCGATTAAAACGGTTTTTGGATTAATCGTTTCTTCTGCACGGAAATACTTGTCTTTAATAATCTGAAGTTTTTCAGTATAGGAATCTTCATTTTCATATCCAATACCCTCAGCCAATTTAATCATTTTTTCTTGATCAACTTCAGTCATTCCTTCTGAAACCATATACAAAGAATCCATCTTTTTGTACTCTTTGAGGTCTTTAGATGAATCAATGTTTTTTTGTATTTCAGAATTTAATGACTCTTCAAGGTCTTCAACCTTAGCGAATAGGTCATCAACAAGATCAACCTTTTCGTCAGGAATATCAACATAATGTTCGACAAACAGATTTTTAAGACCAACCATAAAATCTTCAACGATTTCTGAACGAATGCCCTTATCAACGGCAAGTTCATTTTCTTGCATCCATTCATTAACAACATAATTCATGAAATCATCTACTTTTTCAATCATAACACTATGGTTATTTTCGATGGCTTCTTGAAGTTCTGTTTTATATTGTTCATCGAGTTTGTCTATTCTTGTGGAAACTTCATCGTTGACTCTAGCAAAAACTGCGGCTTCAAATATAGTAGCCGCCTTTTCTTTAAATTCGTCTGACAGTTCTTCTCCCTCAATAAGGGCTTGAACATCACTCTCTAAATCAAATTCTTCTCTAGTAACAACTTCTCGTGTTTCTTTTTTATTTTCGGAAACAATTTCATTACCTTCTTCGTCGAATTCGGCTTCATCAATTTCGTTAAGCGCACCGAGAATTTCAGCAACTTCATCTTTGCTCATCTCGTCTAACTTATCATAAATTGATTTAATAAGTGACATTTTTGATGCACTTTCAGAAACTCCTCCTTTATCAGCAGGACGCTTCTTAGCAGATGGCACCCCTTTTGTAAAATCTGGTTTGGGCCCATCGGGAACCTCGTTATTTACTCCCGTATCTATTGCTTTTTTGGGAGCTTTTTTAATTGGTTCTTTATTTTTTCCAGCACCTGGATATGAAGTCTCATGTACCTGAGATTCTTCATTTGTAATATCCTCTTGAGTTTCCTCTTGAGTTTCCTCTATTACGTTTTCTTCTGACATTTGATAACTCCTTAATTTTGTGAGAATTTTGTTTTCTGTCTCATGTTTATATTTATATAATTATAGATTTGAAAGAAAACTATTAAACGCTTTTAACTTTACATTCTCTAGTTTAATGGAAGAGGATTTGTTAATTTCTTTTTTAATAAACGAAAGAGCTTTTTCTTTAATAACCCCTGACTCCCAAACCCATTCTTTTCCTTCCATGATTCCTTGAACAAATGCCTCGGGTGCAGAAGGATCAGCAACTATATCAGCGGCTGTTGCTAAATAAAAATCATCTTTTACATATTTTGTTCCACCCTTTTCTTCTAAAGACCCCATTCCCCTAGAAGAAACGCCTAACTGTGCGCCATTTTCAATAAGATTTTGCACAATTTTTCCATATGGAGTGTCCATAATTTTTGCTTTACCAATAACATTATTACCGTCTTCTTCCAGCTCGGTAATCATATGAGACACCCTTTCTAAATTTA